TTGGGCGGGCGATCGTCGGTTGCTGGCGGGTCCGGCGGCTTGCTTTCCTCGCCGCGCAGCTCCTCGTGCGGCTCATCCATCGTCTCGTCCGGGTCGTCCTCGTAGCTCTTGGTCTTGCGTGCCATCTGCGGCTTCCTTCTGCTCACTGTTGAGTGCTTGGCTGCGCGCGTACTCGCTCGTCTCGCCGGTTTTGGTGACGTAGCCTTCGACGTCGCGGAGGCCTTCCTGCGCTTGCTCATGACGCGCGGCCTTTCTGCGGCGGGAGCCTTGCAGCTCCCGCCACTTTCTGCGTGAGACCCGCAACGGTTTATGCCGCCGCGCCGGATGCCGGGTTCTTGGTGACGAACAGGATGATCACGTCGAACGCGCCGGCGGTGAGCTGGGCGCTGCTGGTGACCGTCACCTGGGTGGCGACGCTGCGTACTCCGGCGGCGGCGGCGGCCAGATCGTCGAGCGCCGTCAGTCCGGTGAGCGCGGTGACCACCAGGGCGCTGGCGTAGCCGGCGGCATTGAGCGTAGTGCCGTCGAAGTCCAGCCATCCGACGTTGAGCGTGCCACCGACCACCGCGGTGGTGACGACGACGCCGCCACCGACCACCTGGGCGTTGGCCGGCAGCGCGCCGACCACCCTGGTGGTGACACCTGGGAAGTCGGAGAACGTGAAGCTGCGGCGAAGCACGCCGACGTTCTGGAAGCCGGTATCGCGAGCCGGCAGGCTCTGATTGAGAGAGGTTGTCATGTCTGTATCTCCATGTTTTCCGAGCTGACTGCTCTCTCGATCAGTCGGCGGTCGTGGCGTAGAAGCCGGTGACCATGCCCCATTGCTTCAAGTTCGATCCTTCCATCGGATGCTTCTTGAAGATTTTGGCGACGCCGTAGCACATCTCGATGCCGGTGCCGGTGATGAAGCCGTAGTCGTCCTCAGCACGTTGCGTCGGGCGTGCCATCTGGCCCCAGCACAGCGTCGCCGCCTGCTGGCCGCACAGGAACACCGGCTCGACCCGCGCGCCGCCCTGGCCGGCGCTCGGCAGGTTGATGCTGCTGCCACCGGCGGTCGACCACACGTTGGTGACGAAGCTGGAGATCTCCGGCACGCAGCGCGCGATCACGCCGTCGTACATCTGGTCGCCGTCCTGGAACAGCGGGTTGCGGTTCATGCCTTCGCCCTCGCGCATGCGGGCATGCAGGTTGACGTTGGCGTTGAGGTCGAGCTTGAGGTCGCGGAAGGTGTTGGTGCCGCAGAAGGCCACGAAGTACTCGTAGCCGTCGCGGGTCTTGAACGGCCTGATCTTGGGGATGGCATTCATCGCGATGCGCTTGGCCAAGCTCAGGTTGGCCGCCGTCAGCTTGTCGGCGGTGGTGTCCAGGTTGGTGGACATCGAGGTGGCATGGTTGTTGGCGATGAAGTTGGTGGTTGCCGCGCCGTAGATGATGCGATCGGAGTTCGCATCGTGCCAAGCATTGCGCTGGGTCGCGGATGCCAGATCGTACTGGGTGCCGTTGACCCGGCTCGATGTCGGCAGCGTCTCCGAGGGCAACGCCATCATGGCGGCGATGATCTCGTCGCGCTGCAGCTCCTTGCCCCAGTCGGAGAGGAGCGGCTTGGCCTCGCCGAAGATGTCGGCGCTGTCCTTCTGGCTCTCGGCCTTGGTGGTGACTACGGCGTGGCGCGCCCAGTCGACCCGCACGCGCTGGCCGTAGTTGTCAATGCGCTCCTCGTTGCCGACCAGCGTTCCGGTAGTGACCCCGGAGCCGGTGAGGCGGGCGACGATCGGGATGTTCATGATCTCCCCGCCCGCCTTCAGCTCGCTGCGCACTCGGATAATCGCGGTGAGGTCCTCGCCCATGTAGGGCGAGAACATGTTCTCGCGGCAGAACTCGCGGTTGATCTGCTGCGTGAAGCGGATCAGCTTGTTGTTGCTCTCAATGGTGGTGACGGCCATGGCCGTGACGTCCTTTCTCCGTCACCGGCGCGGCCAACAAAAAACCCGCCTCGTGGGCGGGCGGTTTTCGTCGGACGTCGGTGACGATCTATCTGCCTTCGCGGAAGGCGTGATGGAACATGTCTGCATCACTCGGTGAGCCGTTCACCGCGACGTTGGGTGCGGATGCGGCCACGCGATTGAGCGACGGCGGCAGCTGGACGTTGGGAGCACCGTTGGGTGAGGTGGCGGGAGCAGCTCCGCGTATCTTCTCGACGATCGAGCCCGCGAACTTCTGGTCCTTGAGACGCTCGGCTAGCTGCGCCTCGAACCATGCGTTGGGGTCGTCGCCGACTGTCGACAGCGTCTGCTCGCGCCGGAACCAGTTGACCATTGCCGCTCCGGGATCGGGCGAGGCCATCACTTGGCGCACGACACTGGGATCACCGCGCTCTGCGCGCTGGATCATGGTGACGTAGGCCTGCTCGAACATCTCGCCGTGCTCGCGGTGCGCCAGCCGGAAGCTGAAGTTGGCTTCCATGTTGCGCATCGCGTTCTGATGCTGAGTGGTGATGAACTGGTGATAGGCCTGCGGGTCCTGGAACATGTCCGGGACTTGCGGCGCCTCGGGCGGCTTGATCTGGCCCTGCAGGGCGGCGTTCTGCCGCTGCAGCTCGTAGATCATCTGCTCCATCTGGCGCGCGCGATTAGCCTCGGCGTCGCGCTGCTCGCGCAGCTCGCGATGCCGCCAGGACGGGACCGGCTGGCCGTCGTCCTGTTGTGGCGGTTGTCCCGGTGCCGGGGCCGGCGGCTGCGATGTCGCTGCAGCGGGCGCGTCACTTGCCGGTTGGTCTTCCCTGGCGACGAACCGACCGTCGGCTCCTCTTGGCTGGGAGCCGTCGTCGGTCGGCTGCGGTGTCGGCTGCGGTGTCGGCGGTGCTTCGCTCTCCTTGGGCGCTGGAGCTGCTGGCTCCATCGATTGACGGAATAGCTCGGCGTCCGACGGCATTGCTGCCGGCGTCTGGTTCTCACTCATGGTGCTTCCTCATCGGGCCTGTCTCGCCGGCTCCCTGCGCATGCGATCGTCTCGCCGATCGCGGGCGTGTGCCGTCATCTCGCTGACGGCGGGCGCAAAATCATCTGGGCAGTCGCAGCGCGCCGCCGTGCCCCGCGAGCTGCAGCAGCAGCGCGATCAGCACCAGCGCGGCGATCACCACGATCACGATCTGCACGATCTTGCCGATCGGCGGCGGCAGCGGAATTTGCTGCAGCAGCCAGTAGAGCAGCACGACGACGATCACCAGCACGGCGACGTAGATCAGCAGCTCGATCATGACATCACCTCGCGTAGCTCTTGGCGGTTTGCACCAGCTTGCCGTAGTCGGCGCCCGAGCTGCTCTTGGGCTTCTTCTTCTTCGGCAGCTTGCCGCCCTCGTCGGCCTCGGAGAATTCAGCCCCCACCGATTTCGGAATGCCGAGCGTGCTCTCGCCCGCGGCGGCGGCGCGCATCGCTCGACGCTGTGCTTCGCTGACTGGAGGCATGTCACGCTCCCGATGCCGGCTTCTGCTTGTAGGCCTCGATTTCTTCTCTCTGCACCTGCCGATCGAAGGCGCCCTGCACCGCGGTCTGTCTCCGATCGGCGGCGGCGTCGAACGCCTTCTGCGCCATGTCGAACGGCGCCATCGAGGCGTAGGCCTGCTCGGCGCCGGCGAGCGTGCGCTTGTGGGCGGCGTCCGCCCTGGTCTTCTCGATGTCGGCGAACGCCTGCTCGACCTGGACGACCGGCGGCAGCTCGAACTCCTGCTGCTGCGGAGCGGCCTGCTCGGGCATGCCGGCCTCTTGCGCCTTGGCGTAGTTGAGCACGGTTTCCGACTTGGTCTTGTCGACCTCGGCGGCGGCGCCGGCCATCTGGATTTGTGCGGCCTGCTGCTGCATCGGGTTGGGCTGGCGGGCCTGGGCGGAGGCCTGCGCGAAGCGCTGCTTGTGCTCGGCGGTGAGCGGGCTCGTCTCCACCAGCATCTGGATCACCGCCTGCACTTCCGGCGGGGAGAGCATCGGCGCGATTGCCGGGATCACCTGGGACAGCGTCTCGTACATGTCCTGCTGCTGGGTGACGACGTCGGGGCCCTCGTCGAGCACGATGTCGACGTCGAGCTGGCCGATCTGGTTGACGATGATCGGCATGCCCATCGGGTTGAGCTGCATGGCGTTGAGCGCCACCAGCTGGTGCTGGCCGTCGTGGCCGCTCACCCGTATCCAGCGCTCGTTCGTCCAGTACTTGCGGATGGCGCAGAAGGTTGCCTCGTACACCCGCAGTTTCCAGTTGTGGTAGTTGGAGACGAACGGCCCCAGCTCGGCGATGCCGGCCTGCTGCATCAATGAGATCGCTCGGCCGGATCGGTTGTTGATGCCGGTGTCGCCGAGCAATGCCGGATTGGGTCCGAAGTTCTCGACCTCGGCCTTGGCGTCCTCCATGAACTTCACTTGGCCGGCGATGTCGGCCTGCTTCTTGCTGTCGTCGAACTCGGCCTCGTAGCCCTTGTTCCTCTCGATCACGCCGTCGGGGCGCACCGCCTCGGCTCTCGCCTTCTCGATGTCGTCGAAGGCGCCCTTCTCAGCGATGATGCGGCGCGTGTTCAGCTCGTGCAGCGCCTTCGATCGGCGCTGGTTGATCTCGTCCTGCGCGGACTTGAGGTTTCTGGGGAACCCGTAGCGGTCGTAGTCGTGATCGACCGCGGCCGAGAACATGATGAAGCTGCAGATTTCCTTGCCGTGCTTGTCGACGAAGTAGGAGCGGCCTTCCATCAGCTTGGAGGAGCCGGTGAACAGCGCCCAGCACCAGCCGCCGTTGTGGCGGTAGCAGACGTAGATCAGCCGTATGCTCTTGAGGTCTCCGCTCGGCATGAACCACAGCGCGTCGCCGTCGGAATTGGTGGTCAGATCGGCGCCGGAGCCGATCGCATCGTCGATCTCCTGCTCGTGACCCGGCAGCATGTCCTTGGCGACGTCGGCATCGACCCACTTGCCCATGCCGAGGTAGCGCGCGTCGGAGAAGTCCGGTTTTTTCGAGCGCGGGTCGTAGAAGAAGCCTTCGTTGTCGACCGGCTCGAGCCCGATGTCGTAGGCGCCGTTGACTTGGCTGAGCACCAGCTCGATGCCGCCGAAGCCGTCGACCGCGCAGGCCTCGGCGATCGGCGGCGTCTTAGCCTTGAACTTCTCGCCCTCGATGGCGCTGCGGATGGCGGCGGTGGCGAGGTCGGCGCCCTGCTGCTGCTGCGGCGTGTTGGGATAGGCCTTGG